CGGGAGGCTAGCCAAACGGCTGGCTCTCCTGTAGTATTCTGACAAGCCCGCAAGGGTTCCCATTTTATCTGATCTGATCCCATGACCTTGACCGTATCCGATCTTTTGGCCTACGCCAAAAGCCAAGCTCGAATCGAAGCTATCGACTATATCTGCCGGTACGAACGCAGGCTGGACCGGAGACTGGAGAGCATCCGCTCCTGGCGCAACGACCGCGCATCCCGTGACCGTGCCCGGCTTAAGGTACTGCGCACCTATTCGGGCCGTATCTCAGCCAATGCTCCCCTGGTCCCTGGTACCTACGGGGGAGCCCGCAGGCTGGAGATCACAGCCAGCGAGATCGACTATACAGCTTGCCAGTACTCCGCCATGGAGATCTGGCCCGCAGTGCTGGCCTATTTCAACGCTACCAATGAGGTCACCCAATGAGCAGCGAAACAACCTTCCCCAACTACTACTGGGATTGGATCAATGAGGATTGGGCCATGATGGCCGCCAATCCCGGCATGGCTGACCTCTTCGGGCAAGCCTTCTATCGATACGTGGAGGTCGTGAATGCAGCAGAAGACGAGCCCTGCTTTTAGGGTTCTTCGCTTCCGTAGGCGACTTGCACCACATATCCCGATCACCACGGTCGGGATTAACTCTTTCCTCACCTGTCAAATCAATCAAAGTTGATCCGAACCGAACCATGGCATCAAACCGCGTTACCTGGCTAAGCATTGGAGCCACCGTCACCCTCAGCCTATGGGCTGGCTGGATGCTGGCTGCTGAGACCCGCGACCACTTGACCCGTTGCAAGCTGGGGCCTGAGCCTGCAGCGTGCGAGCTGCGACTACTGGGGCGCTAGGCGATTGTTACAGTGTGTGAACTGGTCCGAGACTAACTAGCTTCGGGCCCCTCGCTGATCTAGGATTGACGAGAACCAAAGGCAAGCCCTGCCACCTCCCACCATGACTACAGTCTCAACAGCAGCAGCAACCCTCGCAACCCGTGGCATCCAGTGCCGGAGGGATTGGGGCAGCCCCGGCCGCTGGCTGGCTGAGGTAGGCCTTACCCAGTACTGCGTAGGCGGCCTAGCCCTAGTGGCAGCAGCAGCCAGCAGCGATCCCATCGCCTCACTCGATCAAGCTTGTGAGTAACGAATAGTTACAACGCTTGACACCCGGCACCGCCAGCCCCTCGCCAGCCGGGGGGTATGGTTGGAAGTTTGAGGGGGCTTAGAGCCGCTTAGGGAACCTACTGAAACATTCACATTTTCTACTACTGTTACACACCTCCAGGGGGTAGGGGTCGAGTTTCTGTACTACAGTGCAGGCCAGCCCCAAAAATAAATGAGCACTGGTACTGATTTAACCCTCCGCCACGCGCAAGGTGAGGTGTTTTCGAGCCGTAAACGCTTCAGGGTGCTGGTTGCAGGCCGCCGATTCGGCAAAAGTTACCTGGCATGTATCGAATTGTTACGCGCCGCCATCGAACGACCGGGCGAAACCTTCTTTTACGCCGCCCCAACGTACCGAATGGCCAAGGACATCGCCTGGAAGGTGATGAAAAAGCTTGTCCCCAAAGCCTGGGTCAAAAGTAAAAACGAAACTGACCTCAAAATCGAGCTGGTGAACGGCAGCACCATCGAATTGAAGGGCACCGAGAACGCCATGGCCCTCCGAGGCCGCAGTTTGGCTGGCGTGGTCCTCGACGAGGCCGCGTTCATGGACCGCGAGGTCTGGTTCGAGGTGATCCGCCCCGCGCTAGCCGACAAACAGGGCTGGGCGCTGTTCATCTCCACCCCGGATGGCACGGCTAGCTGGTTCTACGACATGTGGTGCTATTGCGAGGAGGGCGATAAGGACTGGGCGCGGTGGCAATTCACCACAATCGACGGCGATAACGTCCCCGCCGAAGAAATTGAGGCCGCCCGAGGTCAATTGGACCCGCGCACCTTCCGCCAGGAGTTCGAGGCCAGCTTCGAGAATCTCAGCGGTCTCGTTGCCGTCTCATTCTCGGACGCCAACATCGACGGCGTGGTGCAAGACCTCCCCGTCCTTCCACTATTGCTGGGGGTGGACTTCAACGTGGACCCCATGTCTGGCGTCTGCGCTGTTAAGAAAGGCAACGACCTGTGGGTGTTCGACGAAATCGTAATGACGGGTGGTGCTACCACCTGGGATTTCTGCGAAGAAGTCCAACGCCGCTATGGCGTGGATCGCCGCATCATCGCTTGCCCCGACCCCACGGGTGGAGCCCGCAAAACCAGCGGCATCGGCGTCACGGACCACACCATCCTGAAACGCTCGGGCTTCAAAGTATCCAGCCCCCGAGCCCCCTGGAAAATCCGCGACAAGATCACCTGCGTCAACACCGCCCTACTCGATGCCTCTGGAACCCGCCGCTTATTTATCCATCCCCGCTGCAAAGAAATCATTAAGTCTTTACGCACATTGACCTACGCCTCTGGCACCGGCCTACCCAACAAAAATCTAGGCGTGGACCACAGTTTCGACGCCTTGGGCTACTTATGCCTCCAAGTATTCAACCTGGCCAAGCCAGAAACAATGGGCCAAACCGGCTATCGTGTGTACTAAGAAGCTGGTACTGCCATGCCTGGACATTACGGTGACATGAAGCCTGCTAAGGGCGGCAAAGCCAAGCCCGCCATGGGCAAAGGCACCAAGAAAAAGGGGGGTAAGAAGAAGTAATGGCTAAACGCGGCTTGTACAGCAACATCGCAGCCAAACGTAAGCGCATTGCCGCCGGTTCCGGCGAATCCATGCGTAAGCCTGGCACAAAGGGCGCCCCAACAGCTGGTGCCTTCAAGGCCGCAGCCAAAACCGCCAAAAAACGCAAGAAATAACCATGGCCGCCGTCGCTATTACCGCTGTTGACCGTTTCACCAACGCCCTGGAGTACACCGGGGCCACGATGTCCGCTGTAGACGACTGGATGCAAGTGGATTGCCACTCATCCTCCTTTACGTTTGCCGCCAACGTCACCAGCAGTGCCAACTTCACCCTTGCACTAGAGGCAAGTTTCAACGGCAACGGCAACTGGTTCACTGTTGACACCAGCAAAACCATCAACTCTGCCGGTCAATATGTGTATTTCTACGACGGCAAACCGTGTACGAAGATTCGTATGCGAATCGCCTCAATCTCCTCAGGTACGGTAACGCTTGCCCCTCACATCGTCGTTGCGTACCACGGCTAATGGGCACTCGAATTTGCCAAGGCGGCTGCATCCACATGCAAATGGACGCGCAAACCCGCATGACGGAGGCCACCTTTGTGTTCATGACCCCCAGCGACCCCGACGACTTCTCCATGCTGATGGCACGTCTCGCCTCAGGCATTGAAGTGATCATCGAAGTGGAGGACGAAGATGATTGACTATCGCGGCGAAAAGTTCTCGGGCTACAACAAACCCAAGCGCACCCCTGGCCACCCCAAAAAATCCCACGTTGTCCTTGCAAAAGAGGGTGGCGAGGTAAAACTGATCCGCTTTGGCCAACAAGGCGTGTCTGGATCACCCAAACAGGAAGGCGAATCAGCCGCCGACCGTAAACGCCGCGAAGCCTTCAAAGCCCGCCACGCCGCCAATATCGCCAAAGGCAAGCTCAGCGCCGCCTACTGGGCCAACAAAGTCAAGTGGTGATCAAATTTGACTTTCCTGTTTACATAACCAATCTTTGAGCTGGCGCACGTAATCCCGCAGTTCATGCGCCTTTGCAAGGTGCCAAGCATCCCCTGTTGTCAAAAAGCAGGCCACATGATTATCAATAGCCTTCAGCTGGTGCGCAATAACAGGATTCCACGGCTCCCGCAGCGGCGTATCCCACTCCCGTTTAGCCACCACACCCCTTTGCTGGAATACACCTATTTTGGCCGAACAAGGTTAAGTTAGACCTGTCAAAATAGAAGCAATGTAGGAGTCAACACCGTGGTCTACAGCGGCTCATCCCCCTTTACATACGCTGTAGTCAGCGAGTCCCCGTTTGTGCGATCACTTGATGTGATCGGCATGACGACCAACTGGAAAGTGATGGCAGCCGTCACCAACGGCACGGACCACCTGCGCGACATGGCGGACACCTACTTGCCGCAGGAACCCCGCGAGGACGATACCGCTTGGCAAACCCGCATCGACCGCAGCGTCCTGTCCCCGTACACCAGCCGCCTGATCGAAACGGCAGCTGGAGCAATCCTGCGCAAGCCGATCCACATTGAAGGCGACCAGTATTGGCTGGATTTGGCCCAGAACATCGACGGCATCGGCTCCAACATCAACGAATACGCACGTCGGGCGTTGGTAAGCAGCATGACCTATGGCCACAGTGCCATCCTGGTGGATTACCCCCCAATCGGTGACGTCCGCACGTTGGCCGAAGAACGGGCAACGGGCCGCCGCCCCTACTTCATCCATGTCGATGCCCCCCAAATCTGGGGCTGGCGCCAGGAATCCACGATGCCCGGCTCCCGCCTTACCCAGGTAAGGATCCACGAATACACCACCCAACCCATCAACGAGTTTGGTGAGGACCAAGTCGAGCAAATGCGGGTCATCTACCCAGGCCGCTACGACCTGTACACTCTGGGCCAAGAAACGGTCAACATCTACGAGTCGGGCACCTACAGCCTGGACGAAATCCCATTGGTGCCGATCTACAGCAACCGGCGTGGAATGTTGCGCTCCCAGCCGCCACTGCTGGACATCGCCAACCTGAACATCACGCACTACCAGCGCCAAGCAGACCTGATCCACGCGCTGCACATTGCCGCAATGCCCACCCTTGTCCTAGAGGGCTGGGACGACACAACGGGTCCTGTGGCCATGGGCGTCAACTACGCCATCTCAATGACCCCCGGCAACAAGGCGTATTACGTCCAGGCTGATGCCACCAGTTTCGACGCCCAGATGGCCGAAATTCAAGCACTGGAAGGCCAGATGTCCACATTAGGCATCACCAAACTGTTCGGCCAAAAGTTTGTTGCCGAGTCTGCCGAGGCCAAACGGATCGACCAGGCCCAATCCAACTCCGTATTGGCCATCGTCAGCCAAGAGCTGGAATCAGCCCTCAATCAAGCCTTTGCCCTGGCAGCTCAGTATGTGGGCATCGAACCGCCGGAAATCAGCATCGACCGCGACTTCGACTATTACCGCCTGATCGGCCAAGACATTTCTGTGCTCAGCCAACTCAATACCGACGGCAAAATCAGCGATGCCATGTTGCTGGAGGTTCTCCGGCGTGGCGAAATCCTGCCCGACGACACCAACATCGAGGACGAGCTTGAGGCCTCAACGGAAAACGCTTTGGCCCTACCTGAACCAGCAGAAAACACGGGTGACGACGACATGGAAGAGCGCTTGGAGATGGCTGCCAATTCTTAAGTGCTAAAGTAGACACGTCCAAGTAATACATTGCCGTGCCCGAAATTCAAGCAACGGACGTAACTCCTGTGGAGCCAACCCCGTCTCAGCCTGTGGCTGAAGGACCTGACTTTGCGATCCAGATCGAAGCCCTCAAGGCTAAGAACGCCGAATTAATCGGTGAGCGTCGCAAGGACAAAGAGGCACGGGAAAACCTCCAAGCCCAACTCGAAGAAATTCGGGTGGCGCAGGAGCAGGCCAAAACCCAAAAACTTGCTGAAACTGGCGAGTACAAAACACTTTGGGAAGAAGCCCAAAAAACTGTTGCCGATCTCAAGCAACAGTTAACCGACAAAGAATCCACCATCGAAGAAATTCGCACTGGATTCACTAAAGAGCAGATCAAGTCTGCTGCTATTGCCCAGCTTTCTAGCGCTGGTGCAGTTGCTCCCGAACAGCTCTATCGTTTATTGCAGGAGAACCTTCGCACCAAAGATGGGCAGCCCGTGGCTGTCGCCGGAGGTGTCGAAGTTCCAGTTGGTGACTACATCGCCAACTTGAAAAACCCTGGTAGTGGTTACGAGCATCACTTCTCGGCCACTAACCGCTCGGGTATGGGAGTTGCAGGCAGTGCCCGCCCTTCCGCCGTCCCAGGTCAAAACAATCCTTGGTCTAAGGATTCCTGGAACGTCACACAACAAATGATCCTGCTCGGTAAGGATCCCGATATGGCCCGCCTCCTCAAATCCGAGGCTGGCGCCTAGCCCCTGTGGGGCACCCCGCTAACTAACCCCACCGGAGCAATCCAATGTCTGCAAGCCTTGAAAACTATACCGGCGGAACATTCCTGTCGGATCTGGTTACGCGCCCCGAGTTCCTTCAGTACACCGCTGAAGGTATCTTCAACCAATCCAAGTGGATCCAGTCTGGCATCGTTGCCCGCAACGCTGCTCTGGATGCCCGCGCTGGCGGCACCCGCGTTCAAGTCCCCTTCTTCGATCCCATCAACCCCACCGAAGAGCAGATCACCTCTGCTTCTAACTGGGGCACCTCAACCGCTGGTTATCTGACCCCTCAGAAGACCACGGCTGACCAACAGATCATGACCATCCTGCACCGTGGCTTTGCCTACGCTGCCGATGATCTGTCCCAGCTCGGCTCCGGCGCTGACCCCCTCGGTCACGTCCGCAACCAGCTGACTGCTGCAATCAACAAGCTGAAGACCGCAACCCTGCTGGCCCAACTGGCTGGTTTGTTCGGCGGTATCAGCGCTGCTGGCGTCCTCGGCGCTAACCAGACCAACAAGACCGGCACCACCAGTGCAACTGAGGCCAACTACGCCTCGGCTGCCAACGTGATTGCTGCTCGCAACCTGCTGGGTGAGCGCGGCTACGACCTCGACACCATCGCCATGCACAGCAATGTGTATGCGTACCTGATGCAGGTTGGCGCCCTGACCTTCTCGACCTCTGCTCTGGCTGCTGCTGGCGCAGTGACCTGGGGCGGTGGCGGCGTGGGTCTGACCAGCACTGATGTGGCCTACTTCTGCGGCCTCCGGGTTGTGGTTGACGACCAACTGATCGCCCTGACCGGCGGCACCGCGACCCACTTGGTCAAGTACCCCGTGTACCTGTTCAAGTCTGGCGTGATCTCGGAAGGCATCCAACAGGACTTGCGCCTGGCTGCCGACCGTAACATCCTGTCGATGCAGGACGTGATCGCTGTGGACTACCACTACGGTTACCACGTTGCTGGCACCAAGTGGGCCGCCAACGGCGACAACCCCACCAACGCCAACAGCAGCGGCAACTTGGCCGCCACTGCCAGCTGGAACCT